TGACCTCGTTGATATGCGCGAGAACCGTTCTTTGCTCATTGCTTAGTGGCTTTACTCTCTTTTCTGGAAATATAAGCTTGGCGATCTCCAACGACGACATCCCTTCCTGAGCTTGCTGGATAATGAACTCTTTTTGGGAATCGTTTAGTTCGATTTTGTCCTGTGGTTTGCGGCGGGTTGTTTTATAATCAATATTATTCTCTATTAAGTATTTGCGAACAGACCGACCCTCTTTCGTGCGGCCATCTAAATCATCATCCCTGAAGCATTTTTGGGTGAGTTCATTTAAATTTGTGACTTTGTTCACATTGTTTTTTATATACTCTTTTTGATCATCTGTTAAATCCATTACCAATCCCTTCCATCTTTTAAAATTTTTATTGCAATCTTATGAAATTTACACTTGAGATTCTTTACTTGTCTGTAGCCAACCTTACGATTAGTATCAGACAGTTTATACCCCATATACTTTGCTACATCTTCCTCTGTACAATCCTCGAAATATAACATATGATATGCCCCGTATTGTTTCTCTCCAAGTTTTTTTCGCATTTTATCGTTAAGCTTTTGTGTATCGGAGTCATAATCAAAATATGAATTACACTTAACGTTTATAACATGCTCAGCATCATCCAGACTAGATGCAGTTTTCAATTCTAGTCCAAATTTTTTCTTCTTTGACCATTTAGCATAATCTTTACACGAAACATCTTGGTTACCGCTTATTGTCTTAGCGCATGATTCATCCCGCGCATGTATGCATGTCGAACAAGGTTTGATATAAGACCCATAATGGTTTCTTATAAGATTCCACATTCTATTGGTAATTACACGACTAAGCCACGGCTCCAATGGCCGCGACTGATCCCACATGTGCCACTTTTGGGCGATGTGTGATTTTACCACCTGTTCGACATCCTCAAAGTCAAACCACTTGATAGCATCTAAACGCCACCTTGATCTCTGCTTTTTAACGGCTCGATCTATGATGTCTTGGTAGTCTTCATACTTCTTCTGCTCAGGCATTAAGGTTTAGAAGTGAAATCGTTCAGGTCGTAAGATCCCTTCCCCTTATAGTCGGGAGGTGTATTTTGACCTGCTAACGACCCAATGGTGAAGGTTTTAGGTTTTTCAATTTCGACCTGCAACCCTCTTAGTTGCGGAACGAACTCTGCATCAGTTTCGTCATCCGAAACTACAGAGGCTTTGGTTTGATTGGGAACTTGCTCCACCGCAGCTTGAGATTGCTGCTCGCCTCCAAAACTTGCCCCGCATTTAGAACAAAAATTAGGTTTAGCAAAATTATATTCAATCTTAACCCCACAACTATAACAAAATATGTGACTCATCTTACAATTATATCAAAATCAGTAAGTAATTACACTATTTTTCACCTTCTAACTTTTTAATAATAAATTTTAGTATTTTACTACGGACGATATCGCTTTCATTGAAGCTAAATGTGTGAATCCCCATCTCTTTAGATTCATCATCATCGAATTTGTCGAACATGGGCTTGAATCCACTTTTTCCTCTGATGTCGCTCTGGAAAAAATCACCTCCGATAATAATTTTACTGTCTTCACCTATGCGGGTGATCAAAGTAGTTAATTCTTTTAGCGTGAAATTCTGAGCTTCATCTGCAAAAACCAATTTATTCTGCCAACTCGCCCCACGAAGGAAGTTGATCGGCACTGCTGACACTTTTTCGCGTTGTTTTAAGTAAATCGCGTCCCCAGAAGCGACGATTTCTTCCATTTTGTCATAAAGTGGACACAAAAAAGGATCAAACTTGTCTGCAATATCCCCGGGTAAGCTCCCCAACCCCGTATCAGCACTTTCAGCAATACTTCGAACATATAAAATATCTTTAGAGAAGTCCTCCTCCAATAATTTTAACATCCCATACAGGGACATGTAGGTCTTTGAGCTTCCCGCAGGGCCAGAAACAAAAATAATCTTAGAATCTTCTTCCAGTATTAGGTCTAAAAACTTCTTTTGTTTAGGGGTGAATCTAAAATTTCTTTTATTAAACTTTATTGATCTCTCAAAATCCGCTAGCAACTCAAACGGAACCTCTTTTTCCTTAGCAACCTTTCTTCGGGCCATATGTATATATTACACTTATTTTTATAGAATAACTTCTTTAATGGTAGCTTTTGTGACTAAAGTATCGCCACCATCCACAGAATAACCTTCTTCAATCACATGCGCCCCAGCACTTACTGTTAAATCAACATCAGCAGAATCAAAGTGAACCCCGCTATTCTGGACATCTTCTAACAATACCCCAAAAGTACTCGTTAATTTACTACCGCTAAAATCAATAAAAGAATTCAGACCTGTAGACTGCACGGTCACATCAACCTCTACCCCATCCACTAACTGACTAGTAGCGTGTTTTGAACCTATCGTATAAACGGGAGTTCTTGAATACGTTTTTGTATAAGTTAATTCACTAAGCATATTAGATCTCACCACATTGCCAGTTCCAACCAAACTGCAATCATGACCATATACAAAATCATTACCACCCAAAAGTGTATTAGTATTATTATCTATCACCCCAGTTATCGTGCCAGCACTACTAGGATTGTAACTACTAAAAGTCACACTACCCATCACAGGCTCAAACGGTTTAACCGTAGCATTAAAGCTATCTATATAACACTCACTGTAATTATTACCTCCAACACTCACCAGCATTGTGTCTTTACCAGTCCCATGAAACAAATCAGAGAAAAAATTCAAACCATTGTAACTCAGATCACTACTCCTCACAAGAAAATCCACGCTAATCTTGCAGTCAACATCACCATTAAACCTCAACTGATCATTAGCGTCGATATTCGCGCCCAATTGTCTTTTTACTTGGTTTTTAGTGGAGAAATCTACCCCAACCCTAGTCCCCATAATAGGATCACCTCCATTAACTTTCACCGCCATATTCCGATATGTCATACTTTATACTACACGTTTTTGTGTATTATATTCGCGGCATATTAGTTTATTTTTTTATTCTGGTTTTTTTTGGAGATTCACTTTTGCCCAAAATAGCCCCGCCATTTTTTTCCATCCAACGTCTAACTGTTATAATTTGTATATTGAGTTTTTGAGAAAAGACTCCCCCCCTGACTCTGCGCGTATATTAGGGATCAAAACTTTTAAAAAATGGGGTGGGTGCTATGGGGTGGGCATGCTGTATGACAGGTCAAAAAAAAAGCATTTTGGACGTAAAAAAAGCTTTTAATTCGTGCGGATCTGTGCTAAAATACACGCATGGCAACGATATACTTCTCAGGAGGAAAAATTAAGCACGCAGACGAAACCAAGAGTTTCGTCATCATCTCGAAAACCGCCAAAGGCGAAGAGTTTGTTTGGGGTGAGACTGCCGACGCAAAAAGAGTTGAGCAGATCAAGAATGGCGAACACTGGGCTTTCCCCGAAGGGAAGTTCGTTCGCGTTGAAGAGTTCGAAAACCGTTGGGCTTCGTGGGCTTCCAAGCATAGAGAAAGGCTGGAAATTCTTTACGGTCGCTTTTACTCCCGCCCCCGTTAAAAAAAGTTTTCTTTTTATACGAAAAGAGCTTGCACCACTTAGAAAAATAAAGTAGAATACACACATGACCGCAACCGAAGAAGCCCTCGCAGCAATGGCCAAAGCAGAAGAAGCATGGAACAAAATGGTAGATGAGACCGTTGAGGTTTCGGGCCAGTTCCAGAAAGAATGCCAAGACTTCCGAAAAGAGCAAAGGGAATGGTTCCTTGAAAATGTGCCTGAGCAGCCAAAGCAAGATCCTAAGTTCCTAGCCTAAAAATAAATTAGAAAACCACCATGCCCGATACAATCAATAAATTAGCAGATGTTTCTTGCGAAGAGTTCTTCGCTAATTACCAAGGCCAAACCGTCTTAGTTCATGAGACATTCCAACAAGATAACAGCGCTTGGATCTCATTCAATGACGGACACGAAAAAGAAGTTTCTCTTGAGTCTCTCGACCTCTAACAATAAAACACTATGAACCTACACAATTTTAAATATCAGTCCCCGATGGGAAAAGCTATCTTGATTCTCACCTATCCCATTCTCTTCCCTCATCACATTGGGGAGTTGATGCGTGCGCGAAAACTAAAGAGAATCATCCGCAAGGGCATCGCGGATGCCTGCAAAGATCCGCAAGGCGTGACTGCGGAAATCGTCAACGAAGCTTCGTGCGAACTCCGCATGATTTACGGGAAGTAAAAAGTTTGGGTGGCCAATGGTTTCGACGGGATGCGAGTCTCGGATGGGGGTTCGATCCCCCCGCCATCCACCAAAAAAAATACTTGACACGTTGAGTTTTTATGTTATGAAAAGAATCGCTGTAACTCACTGAGTATCAACGAGTTACGGCGAAGCGCCCCGCCCCCGCCCGTAACTGACTGAGTATCAACGACTTACGAAGGTTTCTCCCATACCAAAACAAGCCATCGTGTCAACACTTTTAATCAAAAAAAAGTTTCTTTTTTATGCAGAAAAAGCTTTTCCTTTGTGCGATTTCCGTTTATAATATCCCCATGTCCGACACCACTACATCACCAAAGTTTCGCACTTACAAGACCAAGCATCTCATCGTCTCAGTCTACCGCACTGGCATGGCTTATCTCCACATCTCTGTAAAAAATAGTCAGTGGAGCAGATACAAGTTCCAAGCTATCACCCGCGAGCAAGCAGCGAAAGCTCTCCTCGATATCCGCGCAGCTAAACGCGCAGCCAAAAAAGCAGAGGTCGAAGCCCTTGTGTCTGTCGCTTCCTACCTCTAAAAAAAATCACTTTAATAGCAAAAAAAACTTGCACCCGACCCGAATCTAGAGTAAAATTACCTCGTTATGAAAAACACCACTACCACTACCACCACCCGCTTCGATCACTCTCTCTATGGACTCAGTGATCAAGACCTCAAGAATAAGCTCACCAATCGCGTGGTGACTTACTTCAACAGCGACGAATCAACCGTCAAGAATGACGGCGTTCGTCAGTTCGTGATCAAGTCAGTTGACTACACTGGTCACGCCAAAGGGTCTGGTCGCCGCTTCATCCAAGGCGAAGTCCAAGACCTCGACGATGGCGGCAAGACTAAGTTCCGCACCCTGCACGTTGCAGGTATCAACAAGGTGAAGGGTCGCGTGGCGACCGCTTACCAGCTAGCCAAATCAGTTTTCTAATGGTGTGTCATGTGTCAGCCCGTCAGTCTCTTCGGAGGCTGGCGGGTTTTTTTGTTCTTTTTATGCAAAAACATCTTGTGTTTAATTCTTTTCTGGAGTATACTATCGGCATGGCAACAGTAACACAAAACCACTTAGCAGACTTAGCATATCAAGCAGGACTCCGAGGTCATGAGAGTATCACTTGCCCCCGTTCATACCTTGGCTGGGTAATCCCAGAAATGTTCGAAGATGGAACGATGGCCATCGGGATCTGGAGGCACTTCTGGGCAGAGGGTGAGCGGGTGGAGAGGGAGGCTTGCGCTCGCGATTACGATGACAGTCGATTGGATTACTAATCCGCACCACACAAGGCTCCCGAAAGGGAGCTTTTTTTTTGAATTAAATTAATCTTTTGTGTTGACAGCCGCGAGAAAACAACTAATAAGAAAACCCTCGTAACTCACTGAGTATCAAGGAGTTACGGGCGGCGGCGGGTCGCTGGCTCGTAACTCGTTGAGTATCAACGACTTACGAAGAATTTTTCTTTATAGTAAACAAGAGGAGAGTCAAGCCTTTTACTAAAAAAAATAAATAAAAAAAGATGCAGAAAAAGCTTTTAATCTCTGCGTTTTTAGAGTAAAATATCCCCATGACCGACCAAGACAACATCACCCGCCTGATCAATAAGCAGTTTGTTTATACTACCTCCAACAATGGAAATCTCCGCATGTATCAACTTCGCGGGGTTGAGCGTTCAACTAAGGAGTTCGCAGTTTGCAAGGTAGTTGACAAAAGCCACGACAGCGAGAGCGGCAACAAGGAAGTTTTCAGAACCCTCTACTTCTCACGCATAGAAAAATAAATTAAAAAAGGGCTTGTCCCCACCCCCCAAATCACTTATAATCTCCCTCGTAATAAAGCTCTATAGTTTAAAAAGTAAAACATTCTCCACGGCCTCTCCAATCATAAGCCACCGCAACCCAAATGGTTCGGGCGAGAAAGACAAAGGCGCAATTCCTTTTAGAGCGACCAATTTTCCAGACACTGACATTATGAACTTATCAAAAGAATCACAGGAAGCAATAGAAGCAATGAAGAAGGCCGAAGAGAATTGGGACAAGATGGTCGCTAGAGCTTCCGAAGTCTCAGGCCAATTCCAGAAAGAGTGCCAAGAGTTGAAAGTTAAATTGGAGGAATTAAAATAATCATGACAGAAAAAGAACAATTCAAAAAAGCCATGCAGGAATACATCGCGGAGCTTGAGGTTGACGGTGTAATAAGTAGAAGCCACTTTACTCTGCGCCGTTTACATAATCGGTTTGGTAAGGAAGCCGTCGAAGGATGGTTGAAAAATCACTTTGATAATAAATAAAATGAAAAAACTTTTTATGATCACACTACTAATCACATCAGTTTATCTCCTCTTAAATACTGAGGAGCCAATAGAGATCCTCCCGAGGATTGCTGAAAAGCAAGAGAATATCCCTTTGCTTGTTAAGCCTAATATATCTTATAAGACAGAGGTTTCCCCTTGGGATAAAATGTTTTCTAGAGTTAAACACTATGAGAGTTTTAAGTCCGAGGCATATCGTTGCAGTGGTGGAGTCATGACTATCGGTTATGGCCATACTAAAAACGTCAAGTGGGGAGATACCATCACAGAAGCCGAAGCATTAAAACTGTTAGAAGAAGAATTGCTTGTTGCTAAAAATCATGTGTTGAGAATTGTAAAAGTTCCATTGACTCAAAACCAATTGGCATCACTCACAAGTTTTACTTTCAACTGCGGTCAAGGTTCATTACGCAAACTCGTCTGCGAAAAAAAGAATAGGCTCAACGGCGGAAACTATAAAAGCGTTGAGGTGGTTATGCCTCAATATAGAATGGCTGGCGGAAAAGTCCGAAAAGGTTTGGAGATTCGGAGAAAATGGGAAGTTTCTTTATGGTTAGATAAAACGCTGTAACTCGTTGAGCGTCAAGGAGTTACGGGGAAGCGCCCCGCCGTCGCCCGTAACTCGTTGAGTATCAGTGAGTTACGAAGCTTTCTTCTGACTGCGTTTCTGGGGTGGATTCCCCCATAAGATATTTGGCGAAAAATATCCTGACCTACACTATTTGGCGAAAAATATTCTGAGCTGCATTTAAAATGATTTAAAATAAATTAAAAAAACCCTTGTAACTTAAAGCAAAATGGAGATAATTCTTTCATGGCTAACAACTACACAGAAACTACTCGTTCTTATGGTAAAGATCGCATTTATGATTGGATGCTTAATCACACCACTAAAAGGAATCAAGAGCATGACAGAAAGACTGCTTTTTATACCTTATCCGCAAGCTCAGTGGAACATGAAAAAAAGATGCTTCCTCATTGTAACTACATAGAGTCTTGGAACACATCAAAGAAACACACAAATCAAAATCATGAACTTCTTTGCGATATCGAAAATAAAGAGGACATTTCTTTAACAGCGGTTAGAGGAGACATAAACCATGAAAGGGGTTTGAATCCATTGATTGAAGAAGGGTCTTTAAGTACCTTTTTTTATGATTACTGCGGTTTGCATAAATGCATTGATGGTTTTAAGGAGGCTTGCCAAAATCAAAAAGATTTGCACGAACGTGGGGTCGTGACCGCTTTCTATGTTACATTCACAATCAGCGGGAGAAGCAAAGATGGAAGCTCAAGAATGAAAGAGCTATCAAAAGAAGTTTTCGGAATTGATGAATCCGACGACGTTAAACGCTCTTTGCCAAAAGTCTTTGAAGGGGTCAAGCAAATCGGCGAAGATTATAGCGGTGGCGCGAAGCTTACTGATGGAGCTTACTACCGCAATGGCCCAGCGATTGTCTTGACTGTTCTTTTTGAACATAAAAAATTCGCAAGGTCAATTAAGGCGAGGCAGCTTCAAGACTTCTCTGAGCGTAGTAAGCTCCCCGCGCAAAGAACTAAATCTTTTGAAAACTCAACCTTCAACAAATTAGAAGAGCAGATGAGAGAAGAACAAAAGAAAGTTGTTTTTGCCATGATCTATGACTTAGCTAAAAAAGGAGGCATTACAGCAACTGAAATGAGTAAAGCTTTTAGAAGTCCACAAGCTATCGCCCACCACGCCCCCGGGTTTCGGAACAAGCTTAAACGCTTGGATCATACCAAGTAATCAGGAAAGATTCCCGTAACTCGTTGATAATCAGCGAGTTACGGCGAACCGCCCCGCCGCCGCCCGTAACTCGTTGAGTAGTAGTGTGTTACGGAGGTTTTCTCTCTATCATAAGGCTGGGGGTTTTGTAAAGGTTTATTTGTCGAAAAATATCCTGAGCTACAAATTATTTTCGTTTTTGTTCAATTAGTAGTTGTCACAAGTGTTTTTTTAGATCATACTCCTGCCGTTATGCTAATACTTGCTAAGAACAAAATTGATATTGAAGCCCTCGCTGGAGTCCAAACCCCAGAGGCAACTGAAACCCACACCCCAATCCCTCACCGGAAGTTGGTGGATATGACCCGCGAAGCAATTGGTCGCGCTGGGTTTGAGGTGACTGAGGAAGAACACGCTCTCGCCCGTGGTGGTCTTCGTTACTTCGGAGGCTTTGCCCTGACTGGTCAGGACATTTCTGGAGAGGATCGCAAGATCGTCTTGGGCCTTCGGAATGCTCATGACAAATCCTTCGCCGCTTCTATTGCCGCTGGCAATCAGATGATGGTGTGTGAAAATCTTTGCTTCTCTTCTGATGTGAAGTTGGCTCGCCGCCACACAACCAACATTCTTTCAGATCTTCCTCGCGTGCTTTCCTCCGCCGTTGCTAAGGTTAAAGATCACTGGTCTGATATGTCCAAGCGCATTGAGTCTTATAAGGAGACTGAAGTCGAGTCTGCTTCTGACTTGATTGTTCAGCTTGTCGATGCCAAGGCGTTCCCCGCCCGTGACATTTACAAGGCTGTAAACGAGTTTCGCAATCCTCGCCACGAAGAATTCAAGGGCGGTTCTCTCTGGACCCTCTACAATTCTGTCACTGAGAACCTCAAAGGCAGTGATCTTTCCAAGTTGTCTGACCGCACAATGCGTATGCAGTCAATCTTTGACAGGGTGGCAAATCCAGTTATCACTGAAGAGGATCGTCATTCCGCAGTTGTTTTGTCTGCCTAACCTATAACGCCCCCCGCAAGGGGGGCTTCTTACTATGAGAGAGCAAGATAGATCTTTTTTCGAAAATGTGGTTTTCACTTGCATTTTCATTTTGTCAGGGCTAATCTCCCTTGTCGGCGTTGTGCATCTTGTCAAGATGGCCTTTTGATTTTTGTAGGTGCTAGTAGTGTAACCTCGTCCTCTCGGAAAGTGCTAAAGTCATCCGAGGGGGCGGGGTTTTCTCTTGCAGGAATAAAAAAACGCTGTAAGTCGTTGAGTATCAATGAGTTACGAGCGGCGGCGGGTCCGTTCGCCGTAACTCACTATCGTTCAGTGACTTATGAAGGTTTTTTTTTAATTAAAAACATTAAAAAAGGCTTGTTCTAAACTGAAATCCTGTCAGAATACTCTCGTTATGGAAATCAAAGTCTACTACAACCGCCACAAGCGATGCCTAAGCATTCAAGAAAAAGTTGATGGTGCGTGGCGGGTGGCTCGCCATGCAGAGCAGTGCATTGTTAAAAACGCCAAGTTCAAAGTCTCCGAAGCTGGTCGCCAGCGGGTTTTAAAAGAACAAAGAAAAAATGTCCATGCTGTAATTGTAGGCGAAGAGCTTAATCAAATCACTTACTCCAAAGTCCCTAATGCTTCTATAACCTATAACCCTTATAAGGCTAAGACCTTTATTGATGAGCGCAACAATCCTATCCATGAAGCTGAAATTGTTGTGATTCGCGGCAACAAGCACGGCTATGTAATTTTCGCAGAATAAAAACTATGAACAACGAAACACCAACAATTAAACTAACAGGACACTTTAATAAAACCTTTAGCGTGTGGGAAGAGAAGGGTTATAAGGGTCTAGAGTATGCCATAGAATGGGACTTGGATAATGAGAAAACTCGCATCCCTGTATCCTTGCACGGTGCAGTCAAGTTAATGGAAACATTTCATAAATTAGGCTTCACACAAATTGAACCCAAAGGCTACAAAAAAC